CATATCAGCCAGTGTGTACACCGGCGCCCATCCTGTTGCATTACTAAACTTGCCGGCATCCGCAGTTAGGATATCCGGATCGCCTGTTCTTACAGGGCCAAATTCTACATTGATGGCTTGGCCAGTTGCTTTTTCCGCAGCAGCAACCACTTCGAGATTACTTGCACCTTGCGAAGTACCAAGATTGTATACCCCACTTGGGACACCGGCACTGCTCAGTGCAAGCATGTGTGCTCTGGCAATATCATCCACATGAACATAGTCTCGCACACAGGTACCGTCTGCTGTTCCGAAGCTGTTGCCGTTGCATACAAACTGAGTATTGTTTTTAACGCTCTCTAGTACCCGGGCCATAATATGTGTAGCACCAATTGCCTGACCATGACGTCCTTGTGGATCAGCACCGCAAGCGTTGAAGTATCGGAATGCCACATAGTCAAGATTGTACGCACGATGATAACTTTCCAACACACGCTCTACCATCAGCTTGCTCTCACCGTACGGGCTGATTGGTTCTGCTGGATCCACTTCCTGTGCCGGAGTCATGATAGGAATGCCGTAGGTGGCAGCACTGGAACTAAAGATTACTCTTGTCTTGGGCAAGCTCTTGCGAACAAGATCCAACATTGTAATTGTTTTAATAACATTGTTATGATAATATTCGGCAGGATCAGCAATGCTGGGACCAACTAGGCTGGTGGCAGCACAATGAATAATAGCATCGGGCTGCTCTCTTACAATGGTAAACAGGCCATTGTTATCAGCAAAATCGGTCAACACAAACTTGTCAATTGGGTGTAGACAAGTTTGTCGATCAACGCCAACCACAGTGTGGCCTGCATCCATCAATTGGAGAGCAATTTGTCCTCCAATGTAACCACTTACTCCAGTGACTAGTACTTTCATACAGCGGGCTTGTTCACTTGATATTTGTCTTGTGCCACATGGTCACGATATCGATTTCCTGCACGATTCCATTGTTCGCCACTGCCTTGCATGATATCAACTACACGACCAATGGTACCGTTGTTCCAGTCACTGATCAATCCCATATTGCGATGTGGCCCTTGCAACAAGTTCTGCAACTTATTGTAAGCATCCTCAATACTCCACGGAATGTACAGTCGCTCTGGATCGTTGGCAAATGTCTCGGGAAAACTGCGATATGCAGGATACAGCACATTACATCCCAGTGTGTCGGCTTCACTCACAGTGTTGCTGACCCAGTCTTGTAGCGCACAGTTAAACATTACACGGCTGTTATTGACCAAATCATAATACTGATTCTTGCTTAGGTCGTCAAGGATCTCAAGTTTTCCATCTGCTTCTAGTTGCCTAGCACGAGCAATATATTTGGGATTATTGCTACGCAACGGCCCGCCACTCAGTACTGCAAACTCAACTCCGCTGCCAGGGGTTCGACGATGATATTCTTCAATAAGATCCATGAAGAAGTCCGGTTGCTTCTCTTGGTCAAATCTTGCTGCAAATACTACACGCTTGGTCCTTTGATCAAATTTACGAATCTTTTCAGGGCCACCGATCCGCTCTAATACTTCCGCTTTGCCAAATGCCAGTCCACTGATGTTGTATAGCGGAGCGGTCCACCCAGCGATACGCATGTGGGCAACCATTTCTTCATTTGTTGCCAGCACCGCACCGCCGGAGTTCTTGACCAGCTCATTGACCATTTGCTCGTATAGACTCATCCACTTGCTCATGCCCCATACATGCACAAAGTCATCGGGGTCAATGGCCTGTGCAAGACAGCGAACATAGATTTTAGGACGCTGCGATGCATCTACCTGATCAAGAATGTACGGCAGACTTTCGATACCCGGCTGAAACATGTCTTCAAAATAGACTACATCATCGCTGGTTACTTCCCCTCTGCGCATCATTTGCACAAGATTCATCATTTGGCTCATGCCAAAATAACTGCGTCCGTGTGCATCTAACACTTGCCCAACGCTGATACTCTGTGTGTTGTCAATGGTAGAACCTGGAACATAGACTACGTCAAGCTCACGCTGATCAAACACTCTACGGTTCCATTCTTCAAGTTGCAAAGTGTAGCGGGCCTCGTAAGACTCAAGACCCATGTAGTATAGTTTTCTCATAGTGTATATTTTAACATCTTTCTAGTAAGCTGTAAAGTGTTTTGGCGTTGGTGGGGAAAATATCTAGTCCGTCGCATTGAATTTCGTAACCCTTGGACCGGAGTCGTTGTTGAACAATGGATTCTGCAATGATGTTAATGGGTTGCCAGTTTAGATCGGTGTTGCTTATAGAGCACTTGACTATTTGATCTAACAAGTTGTATTCGTCGATAATGTATTGCTGTGCAGCTTGCCATTTCTTTAAGAAATCTGCAATACCAGGTTTTTGTGTTAAATTGCAATGACTAAAAATCTTGTCAATATACAATTTAGGATTTGACAAGAATTCTGTATTTGCAATTTGCAAAAATTGAGAATCAACTTGTGTTTGAGAATCAATCCATTCTTGTACCCACGGAACATAAAATAAACTAATCCATTCTCTTAACTTCCAGATCTGCATCTGATCCCAGTGAGTATACGTTGCATCCCATGCTGTGATATTGTGTTCATTCCCATTGCAAAAAATACTCAATCCACGACCTAATCCGATTGCTATTTTATGATATTGAAATAGCATGTTCATCTCGGCTGCAACAATTGAACCAGAATGCATTAATATACACGGATCACTAATATTACTATGTTGAGTAAAATGATCTAACAGCGACGGAAGATGATGAGTATTGAATGGATAGATCGGAGTTGTGACATCAACAACACCATTGGATTCAAAAAATCCTTTAAATTCATCAATTGTTGTATGATGCGCCATCTTTTTAAACGAATGCATCGATCCGTCAGCAAGCACTTCTCCGTCAACTGGGGTCAGTTCGTTGCTAAAGGACCGTAGCATATATTCAATTGTGCTCCCGAACATGCCAGGCACAAAAAATACATGAATCATAATTAGATATTTCTATTCAGTCTACGAGCATCTTCGGCCCACATGTCACGGGCGTTTTTGCCCTGTGTGAACTTGGTGTATTGTTGCCACGCATAACTTTTAAAGTTATACAAGTCTGCTTCATTGTAACGATATCCAAAATCGCGACAGAACTCCGACAGAGTGTTTAGTTCTTCCAACGCGGATTGGGACTTGGGATTAGCTTGTACGATTTGTTTAGCCATGGTGTTTCTTTAGATAGTTGTAGTAAGGTTAGGACGGGAAATTTCATATTTGATCAAGCATCCGTTTTCGTTATCTTCGGATACTTCAATCCACACAGCTCTGCCCGGATATCGCTGTGCAATCTGTATATATATGTCATCCGCAATCATCTCGCAAGATTTATAGTCTAGTTTTAGAATATTATCTTTGTATAGTGTCATTTGGTAACCGTTGATAAATAAACAATAACAGAGAGATAGACATATGCCTAAACTAACTAATATTACATCTAAGTATACTTGCTTCTACTGCGGATGTCAAGCACATTGGATAAGTTTTAACTCTAAGAAAATGAGATGCGAAGAAAAAGTTAGCAGGTGTCCTGCAGTTATTAAAAAAGCGCAAGCGACCCGGGATGCTAATACTACGCCCGAAGAACGCCAAGCACATATGAAAAAAATGAGCCAGAAAGGAAATTCTGTTCTTCAAGAACGTAGTAAAGACATAGAGTGGGTTACTAAAAAAAGTAACAATATCGCAGCAGGTGTTAGACACAGGGGAGGACATAGTGGAATCAATAATCCTATGCATGGCAGAACTCATAGTGACGAAACTAAACAGAAATTATCTAACAGAGCAAAAAATCGAGATCCTGCCTGTTATCTAAAAGCAACCGACACCAAAATTTCCCTAGGTATTTCTATTCCAAAAGATCAGAAAACCGAGTGGGAAGTATACCGGGAGAAAGTACATAATCATACACGCACCAGTTGGCAAGGCTATCAGGCGATAATTAATCCGCTTAATTTGAAACGGGGCTCTGAATACGAGTTAGATCATAAATTTAGCATAACAGAAGGATTTAAACAAGGTGTATCTCCATCAACCATTGGTCATTATGCTAATCTCGAGTTAATACCTAAAGATGCCAACAGATCTAAACGTATTAATTGTTCCGTAACATTAGAAGAATTAGTCAGGGCCTGTACTCAATAATGCCGTCAGATTCGCCGTCCTCGGATACCACTATCTCGTAGTATCGTTCGCCGTACTTAGGCAACAAGTGATTTTCTAAAATATCAGTGGCAATCATCTCACATGATTTATGATTTTGTTCGCCTGCTTGAATAAATTCCTGCAGTGCCCATTTTACTAAGAAAAATTCCAATTCTCTGTCTAAATGATTAACCGAGATCTTCACTTCTACTTTAAACATATGCCGATGTTCGTTCTCGAGAAACTTAATTCGAGAATCAATACCGCCTGCATTGGGGTAATAATGGAATCCTTCAAACTCTGTGCGAACTTTGATAAACGTCATTTTGTTCGGTTGTTGTTCTCGTTGATTCATTTTAAATACCTTGTATCGGATGTGTTGTAGTCAGGGCTTACTTGCACCTGGCCGAGTGGATTGATGTGCAATTTGATCACAACTTCGTCACTGTGTGGATTCCTTAGAACGCCCACATGGCTTAGTTCATGTCCGGGAAAGTTCTTTCGAACAAGTGGTTCTACACTTGCTCTAAGATTTTCGTATGCTGTTTTCGCCGAGGCATCGTTGTACCATTTGACATCTTTAATCATATTAGACAACTTCGTCTTTTGTGTATTGGGACCACGGAGTAAACACTGCTCGATTTTGTAGACTATGCAGACTATGGCACCAAACTCCGGGATTGGTTGCAGCAAAGTCTCGATCGTCAATCTTAATCGTTGCGTTGTACCCCAACTGTTGTGCATATGGAATCTTGACCGAAATCATTGGAATAAAGTTATGCAGATCGCAAAGACCAGCTTCGGTCAATCCTTCTACACTGCTGACATCGATGTCAAGTGTACACAAATATCCCTTGCCCAAAAAGAATTTAATCATCCTTTCCCACTTGTGCCATTCATCATAGTCGTCTACTTCTGGATTGGGAAAACTCATATTAGCGCCAAAGTAAATATGGTCTGCTCCGCCTAAGTTGAGTGCAATGTTGTCAATTGGTTGCACACCCACTACAAACAAAGTCTTCTTGCCAAATGCCGGAGTATGTTCTACTTCGGTACCGTGAAAGAACTCAACACCATCATGTCCGTCTCTAATCATATAATCCCAAGTCCTGTTGATTTGCAACCAGTGTGTCCAGTGCTTGTTCTAATTGTACACTATCTTCGGGCTCGTCGTCAACTGCTTCGAACAAGTTGTTGAACAGCGTTCGGGAATTCTTGGCTTTCTTGCCTTTGAACCCACGTGTACCAACTACATCCATCCAATAACGGTCGTACTTTTCAATAATGGCTTCGGCTTCTGCACGATCTGCTGTGGCAAAGATTGCTTCCACAATATCTTCAAACTTCTCATGACTACCATTGGTATCCCACATCATTTTGGGTCTGTTACCGTTGTCGAACTCTCGATTGGCCCGTTGAACCGATTCCAAATGCAACCAAACATTGTGACCCATCAGCAATGCATAGCTGAAACTGTCCCACGATGTTTTACCAAACTTGCCAATTTTGTTCATATCTGGCAATACATCGTAATTGTCGGGCAGCAGTCGATTTTCCGGAGTATCTGCTACCCCTGCTTTGAGTGTACCATGTTTGTAAATGCAGATATCCTTCATTTGCAATTGCAAACTGATAGGGCTTTCGTCAAAGTGATCAACAAATCCGTCTGTTACAACTGCTTGACCGTATGGGCGTGTATCATTGGAATACTTCTTGTCATCCACAATGGGATTCATTCTGTAGCTCCACTTGCCGTTGTGTGGCAGTACAATTTCATGATACACTTGTCCATTGGCAGTGGCCAGGAAAGGACTAGCACAATCAAACGATATAGTAAAGTCTGGATTGACGTACTTTCGCACTGCTCGCTGAATCACAGTGAGCAGTACTGCCCACTCCAATTTACTAGTGCCCAGGAAGTGCATCCAGTCGTGAACACCTTGTTGCAACAAGTTATCATGTCGCAGTGCTACCAGTCGCTTGAGAACCAAGTGAACATCGCACATGTTCTGACCTCCCATTGACCAACCGTTAAAATGGGTGTCTGGGTATTGTGCAGGATCACAATAGTGCTTCATTGTTTGATACCACTGCTCTGCATCAGCATGGTTGGCACCCTGCAGAACATTCAGTACTTTCATACCACCGTTGTTGGCACCTTTGCGATTGGCCATGAAGTAATCATTGTTGAACTTGGTAGCATCCACTGCTTCTTGCAGAGTACTGATTCCGCAGGCCTTGGACGCTTTCTTGTCGTGAATCACCCATGTAGGAATATCCAATGTCATACCGTAGTCAGCAACACCATCCAGCCATTTGAGAATCGACTCACGCTTCTTCTGTGCCTTGGGGCAACCCGAATTGGCTTTCCAATCACCTTCCCACAAGCCCTTGGCAATCTGGAATCCGCCCGAGTCGCCAAGCATCAGTGTACCGGGCTCACGATTTCGAACCATGTCCTCACTCCAATCCTGCTTGTTCAAGTCCAAGTTGGCGTGCCCACCTGAATACAAGCTCCATTTGTACGGAAACAATCCTTGCTGACTGTTGAGCCAGTTCATCATTTCCATATCCTGGATGCCAGCGGGCATACGAGCTGGATCTACATATGGCGCGCTGGCAGTGTCTCTTTGTTTGCCCACAAATGTGGCATAAAATCCACTGATGGCCGGCAAGAATACAGCGTAATCGTTTTGTTTTGCAGTTAAATTATCTTGCTTCATGAAACTTCACTGAATTGATTAATTCGTAACATTCTCTATAATACCATTTTAGTTGTTCTACATGCTCGGGGCATGTATTTAGATGTTCTCTCAACATGTCTGTGATTCTTTGCTGTGTCCAACCGGCGACATTTTTAGATGCATCTTGCTGTGATGGAAATTGATTAGGGGTCAATCCTTTTGATGATACATTATATGGATTATCTGCATTGTCCCATTTACCGGTGTGAACAGTAGCCGGAGTGATTTTATCTTTGGCCCAATCGTTCCAATTCGTATCTAAATTTTCATCACATCTAAACCAAACTACATTTTTAAAGTTAATATCTGTTAAAAATGTTTTTTGTGGTGCAGTATGCTCGTCAAATAAAATTTGGTCAAATATAGCATTGAACCCTATATTTAGAAAGAAATAGGGTTCTTCTGGAGAGCATCCGATAAAACTTTGGGCTGCACCAGAGATCCATCTTTCGACGGGATCTCTTAATGCAACAATGTAAGTCGAATCTGGGATACCGTCAGTTATATAATTAAAGAGTGTTCCGTCTATTTGGTCTTTTAACCAACTGCTGGCATTTTTTGGAATATTAACATACACATAAGGCTGATCATTGAACCCTATGTGCAGTATTGATCTACCAAGATCAGCAACGTGCTGAGTGTGCCACCGTTGTGTCATGTGTGTTAGATCAACAATCATGCAATCACTTGCTCTGTGCTGGCAGGATGTAATTGTAAACAGCAAGACCTGAATCAACAGTGATCATCGCAGCACCATCATCACTGATCTTGACAATCTTGTCACCGGTGAGATCCATGATGCTGATGAATGTTTTGATGGGCCACGACCATGCTCGTTTAAGTTGACCAGTTACATCATGTTGGAATACAAAGTTGCCAGCGTGTGTTGAATGATCTCCGAAGAAGAACATCAAGTTAGAACCGTCAGTCTTGGCTTGGAATGTTGTTTCTTCGGCGTTGGCTTGTGCTTGCATTTTCAAACGCATGACACTGGCGTTGGTTGGTTCAAATTCAATGTGCCAATTTGGCGTTTTAAACTTATAGCTCTTTAGCTTGTCGTTGACAATTTCACTGGCCATAAAACGGTAACTGTTCTTGAAGTCGCCTCCTGCATTTTCAAACGCAATACCATCAGGCTCGCCGGTTGACTTGCGTGTGATACTAAGTTTGGCATTCTCTCGATATTCTTGAATGTTCAGCAAGATTTTAAGTTTGCTCAAATTTGGCATACCAAAGTTACCAACGAAGTCGGCAACTGGGCCAGCGAACTTGCCTTCAACTACCACCGAACGGTCTTCTGCAAGGCCCGAGATAAGTGTTTCTTTGTCGCTGCCTGTGATTTTAACCAAGTCAATTACGCCCAAGTCGAGCGTGTGTTGAACCAAGTCTAGTAAATGATCTCTCATGTTTTAATTCTCCTGTTGTGTTATTGTATATGATTTATTTAGATTTAGCAAGTGATTTCGGAATTATTTTTGCCAAAGCTTGTCCACCTTTTAAGCTAGACAGCTCGCCAGATTTTTTCAACTCTAACCAAGTAAAGTCACTACCATCGGTCCAACTAAAAACTTGCTTATATCCGATTGCCTTGGCGATGGCCTTGACGCGCTTGCCCGGTGTGTAGAAGCGATACTTACTTTCGACCAACGCTACACAATGCTCACGATCGCAATCGTTGAATGTCATTGCCAGTGTGCCGCCTGGCCGTAACTTAGAAAAGATTTCCTTAAGATACTGCTCTACCACTTCGATCGGAGTAAACTCAAAAAAGTTAAATGCTAAACATAATCCAAGTTGATTCTTCGGCACAGAGGTCAGCACATTGGTCGAAAGTGGCAAATCTTCGTGCAACCGTAGTCTACGTCGAAACTCGGGCGTAAAATTGTTGTGGGCCGGTGCCAGCAAGTCTGCATGATAGTCAATCATGTACAGCGGATCAAATCCAACCATATCGTCGACGAATTTTTCTAAACCAGGACGAATTATTAATGCTGAATATTTCCAATCAACATAACTCTTGATTCTGTCTGTTAACATCCGCTGAGTTTCGGATGTCATTACAAGTCGTCGGTTGAGTATCTGCCGATTGACGTCGTCATTGGCATGTGTGTCTTTTGCACTGTATCTAGGAGATTCTTCTTGATACATCTTGCTGCTCTCAGCATAGTACGACATCTCTGCTATTTCAATCATGGCATCGAGTTCTTGAACTAATTCAGAAAATGTGGCCTTGAAGTCTTTAAATCCAGTAATGATATCAGTGTTATCTTCACCTAGTGTTTGAGTAAACGCCCTTGGTTGGATAACACTGGTTTTCACAACATGCAATATATCAGCTAGCTTTCGAACAGCAGTGTATTCAATATCGTCAATGTCCAAGGTTAGCAATAGGTTGCGGTATGCAATTAGTTCACTGAGTTTCATATATTATTCCCATGCAAATAAGTTTTGAAATGTGTTGACTGTGTTGGTTGCTGCTGCAAGATCCCACTTCATTACACCCAATAAATTGTCAATTTTCTGATCAACCACTGTTGCTTCCATTAGTCCGTCATCAAACGGCAATTCTTTAAACCATGCAGGAAGTCGCTTTTCGTCAGTTGGATAACCAATGCTGGTCCATCCCAGTGCATTGGTCTTCAACTTGCACACAATGGTCTTCATGCCGTCGACCACTTGTAGAGAATAATTATCATTGTTCATTCTGCGCAGATTATTCCAGTTCAGTGCTGCTCTGACATGTCCGGGCATATTGGCCTTGCCCGCTGCTTCTTCCGCAGCAGAATACTTGGTCAGATTGTTCACACGCTTGGGACTGCCTTTTTCCCAACCTGGCCGCTCCATGAATTCATATTTAAATTCACGGATACGCTCGATGATACTTTCTTTGTCATCACCGTTCAATGCACGGTTTAGGATCTCCAACAAGAAGTCCTGAATGACTTTGGGCGTATCACTACGCTTCAGATCCAGGCCCAGCACTTTGGTCTTGCCAATTTTACCATCTGTATCAAGCCGCTTGCCTTCAAGATCGATAATGTTTACCGCATAGCGTTTCTTTGTGATAAACAACCCACGATCGGCAACCAACTCTCGACCTGCTTTGATCAGTCCGCCCATCTCTCGTGGACAATGGAATGCCTGCTCCATAAATCCCGGGAATGATTCGTTCACTAGATCCGCAATAGAATCATACAGTGCAATACAAATTTCTTTGTTCCACTCCATTGTGCCTGCTGCCACTTCGTCCTTGATCACACTCCATGCACTGAAATAACACGAGTCAGTGTCGCCGTAAATTATAGCATCGCCTGTGTGATCGTACTCTCCGGTGATGCATTGATTGATGTGTGCATCCATGTGACGAGCAATAGCGCGACCAGTCAGTGTGGTACTTTGTCCAATGCGGTGGTCGAAGAATCTACATCCGGGATTCAACAATGCACCATACAAGCTGTTCAAGTTAATTTTCTTAACCAGTTGTCGCTTGTCCCAGAACGCAATGTCCTTGGGGTCTGTTGCTGCTTTTTTCTTGGCCTGCATTTCCTTACGCTCACTGTACCATCGTTCCAGCAAGCCGGGAATGATACCTTTCTTCTCGTAAGTAAGGATAGTTCCGTTTGCACTCATGATCCAAGGTTGATTGGAATCAAATATGATTGACCAAATCTCTGCCGCAGAGTGTACACTTGACTCGCCGTTTTGCCAGTCGATGGTGAGTTCTGTACCAATTTGCTGTTCCATCACAGCAGTATATTCTAGACTTCCAAACAAGCCTTCCCACGCCAGTGCAAAGCTTGCGCCTTTGTCCATCTTTTCTTTAATATACTGATCAGTCATAATTGGACGCAATTGTGCAACCACTGTTTCTGGCCCCATATTCATAGCACGAATTGCAGACGGATACAAGCTGTTGATGTCAACTGATCCAATCCATTCACTCATGCCCTTCTTGGGAAATGCCACATACGCACCGGCCGCTTGCACATTATCATCAGCCAGTTGTTGCTTACGATTGGGCACAACCATTCCGCGCTCGTGTGCTTCGTTAACAATGGCTTGGTCAGTCACTGCAACAGCACCCATTGTTGTTTGCAACAACACAGTGTTGGCATGTGCTAGTTCACTTGCAAGTTCAAGGAATCGCAGTTTCTTGTCCAATCGATCAACCAGCATGGTATCTTGACGATTGTATTGAATAAAAGTCTTGAAGTGTTGGTTGTACAACTGATCCAGTGTGCCTTCGAACTGTGTCTTGCGATCGCCGAGTTCGTGTTCGGCAATGGCATCCAAGCTGTAACTGTGACGCTCTTCGTAAGTGTACTTGCGATACAACTGCATATAGTCCATATGCACACGACCGATCAAGTCATAGGTGGCCTGTTCTGCACCAAATCGTTCAAACATTCGTGGCTTGGGAAACTGTCCCCACAGGCAAAACTTACGAGTGTCATCTTTGGTCAATACACGGGTTATACGATTCACAGTGTAGGGAATATCATAACCTTCGCTGTTCCATCCTGACAACACATCGGCATCTTCGATCAAGTCTAGAAACATCTTCAGCATGTCTCCTTCTTTTTCGAACAGGAATGTGTTGTCAAACTCGCTGACCAGTTCCTGTGCTGTGGCCATGCTCATACTTTTTGGTGGAACAGCCAGTGTTACCAGTTTGTCCAACCAATTTAAGTAAACAGAAATAGCAGTGATAGCATTGAACGGATCACTAGTTGGCGAGAATCCGCGCACTTTGTCAAAGTCAACTTCAATGTCGAAGAATGCTGTTTGTAAAGTGGGCGCGTCTTTGCCCATGTAGTTTTCGGCCAAGCTGCGAAAGATAGGATTGATATCACTCTCGTATAGCTGCTTGCCCCCGTGCATACGCACTTCTTTGCGGAACTCTTTGTTACTACGAGTGCTGAATCGTCCAACCGGGGTGTTGTAAATGCTGCGAAACTTGCCCCGTGGATCATCGTAATATAAAATATAGTTGGTAGGGTATTCTTTGTATACTCTTTTACCGTCGACTCGCTCTACCACATGAATTCGGTCATGCTCCTTGTCTAATAATGCATCAACATATGACATTAATTTTTTTATCTTTCTGTGGCTTATGGCCCACTAACCGTGATTGTGTACTCGGATGAGTAATGTACTACTGTGTTTATAAAGTTTTTCCAACAGTCTCGAGAATTGTTTCCAATAGATCGTGATCCTGTTTGGCTACTCCGAAGCTGGCCTTGTGTGCCATACTGATGGCTTTTTTCAACACTGCTGGTTTGATGTCCATCTCTTCTGCAATGGCCTTGATGGTGTCGGTCAATCCGCCTTGCAGTGTTTCGATTTCCAGCATGACTGACATGCCTTCACTGAAGATTCGGGTAAGTTTAAGTTTCTCGTCGCCGCTGAATGTTTTGTCCATGAAATACTCCTGTTAAAAGTATATTATACAGCAGTTAAATCAACAAAGCAAGAGATTTGTAAAGAATAGTGCCGGTTACTTAATCCGGCGCTGAATTTATTATGGCTCAGCAGTGTAATTACGCCGGTCACTTACGGTGACTAATCGGACGCTTGCCCGGGGGCTGACCGTTAACGACAACGGATCCTAAGGTAGGACATTCTTTTATTTGCCAGCCACTGCCAGTGCAGCGCCTTTGTTAAAACTGGGACTCCATATGCTGTTGCCTTGCTTTAGACCTTTGCGTTTGCTCCAATCGTATCCGGCACGATGGCCAGAACAATCTTTGGTACATTCGCTTCCGAGAAAACTCAATTCATTCAATTCGTCTTTGTTGGGGCAAGTGTCTGAATGTTTGTGCGTTGCCTGGACTGATTTAGTAAATTCGGATGCTCGCATAGTTACACAGGACTGTAAGGGTTTTGAAAACGATCGTATCCGTCATCTTCTGGATATACTGGATACGGATTGTTCTTCATATTATTTGGCCAGAAATCTTTTGATTGCATCTAGTTCATCCGAGTCTTCCGCCACACCTTGCTCTTTAACGCTCTTAGAAGTAGCATCCGGCTCTATTGTAAATTTAAACACTTTTTTATTGCCATCTGCTAATAACACTTCAAGGCGTAGTTCACCAGAATGTTTTAATATTTTAGATGCTAATTGTTTAGTATCGTCGGGCCCGCCAATCTGCATTGATTTAAAATTTTCACTAACAGTTCCTACAGTATCGCTGACAGGGTTATTGCCTATTTTTATTCTCATTGACTGCAACGGAAAACCACTTGATACACTACTAAATCCTAGTAGTCCGCGGCTTACGTCAAACCAAACTCCGTCATTCCATTGGATATATAGTTTACCGGAACCGTCATCACTTACTACGGTTGAGTTTCCGCCTTGGGCTTTGTCAGTCATTGGATCAACATTTTGACTGTGTTTAAATGGTGC